AGAGAAAACTTCATAGCTGAATACCCTGAAACATACAAGGCTGGACATTATACACCACCTTTGCTTCCGAAATGGAAAACAGCTAATGGATTAACCAGGCTAATCGTGAACTACCTTAAATGGACCGGGCAATATGGGAACCGGATCAATACCATGGGAAGATTAGTTCAGGGATCGATTACCACTGAAACCGGTACCAGGCTCAAGGCTAAGAAATATCTTCCGAGTACTACCAAACGAGGAACGGCGGATATACATGCGATCATTAAAGGTTTCCATGTATCCGTTGAAGTAAAGATCGGATCTGACCGTCAATCTGATGATCAGAAACTTGAACAAACCAGGATTGAACGTGCCGGAGGGAAATATTGGATAGTGAAAACTCCTGAAGAATTCTTTACTCTCCTGTCAGGCATAATACTTAATAAATGAATTATCCACCGCAACTTGCGGGAAATTTTGATGAAGGCACCGGGTTTCCGGAAACAGAATAAATCATAAGCCGGATGCTGATAAAAAGGCATTAATTAAAGTCCATGATGGTTGGCGTGCTAAGAGCAGTCGAAAGATGAGGCAACCCCGTTAACCAAAAGCAGCACTTTTAGACCGGCATATTTTAACAATCTAAAACAGGAGTAATATATGAAGTGGGTATCAGTTAAGGAAAGATTGCCGGATGTTTATTATCAAAACCCAAACTTTTCGGTTAATGTCTTGGTTACCGATGGAAAAATGTATGCGGGCGAACTTACATGTAGAATTGCAAGTTATAATTTTTCAGGGCAATATTGGTCTTATCCAGAATTTGAAGTCGAATATTGGATGCCACTACCAACCTACCCCGAAACCCCCTCTCCCTTGTGGGCAGGGGATGAAGATATGAGGGAAGCATTTAATCAGGGAAAGGATTTCGAGAGTATGCCACATAAGTATGATGATTTTGATAAATGGCTTACCTACTACAAAAAGACAAAATCATGAGTAACTACCTACATTTTTTAATTGGATTCATTTTGGGTATACTGATTCCTAAATATAAATTGATGCGTGGAAAACAGTTAACGAGGAGCAGCAAATTCTTGCAAAGCATTCAGTAACCCACATGAATGTAAGAAACGAAGGATCACTTCCGGTGGCATTATCCTTTACGATTATGTTCAAAGGCCAGCCGCTAAACTTCTTACTGCCATGTAACCATGAAGGAGTCTTGCGTTGTCTTAAACGTGATAGGAAAGTTCCAAATAGTAGTAAAAATTCAGAACAGGCCCTTAGAACATCTTGGCGGATATTGAAAGATTGGGTGGAATCGCAAATGGCTATCGTAGAGGCTGAATTAGCACCAATACAGGATATATTTCTTCATTGTCTTATCATAAATGAAACTGGGGAAACTGTCGCTAATCGGCTTTATAATGGCAATGGAATCAAATTACTTAACCCCTAAAAAAGGAGTAAACAACAGTATTAAAATATACAATTATGAAAATAGAAACAGAATTTAACATTGGCGATTTATTAGTTAATAAACATACTTCCGACCAAATTTCAGTAAAACTGGACTATGGCTCACTATGCGAGTATAGAATTTTTAAGGTTATGGAGATCAAATCCGTAACCTGCTATGGAGGAACCCAGGTTTTTTATGAATGTAGACCATTACACTTAATTTTTAGAAAAAAGGATGAGGATTTTATTTTTATTAATTGCGAAGCCGGATTTATGAATGACGGGAAAATAACTATAACGTTTAGAGCCGATGAAGTAAAACATGCTCCTAAACATTTAGCAGCAAACATTAACCCCTAAAAACAGTTCTTTTATCACTCACTAATTATGAAAATATACAATTATGAAATCAGGAGCCAAATTAATTTCTGAAGAACGTAAAGAACAAATCAAAAAGCATAATTGGAGTCCTGCGCATGATTCTAACCATCGGTATGGAGAATTAAGAAAGGTTGCAGCTACTTTATGTGTATTTGATACAGACGCAAGAGTAGAAGATCCCGGAGGTTATGGAACAGACGAAGATCCGTGGAATCTGGAATCAAAACTCAAGAACGATATAATCCACCGACTTAAAGTAGCGGGAGCATTGATAGCAGCAGAAATTGACAGACTTCAATCTAACCCTGAAAACAGTTCTTTTATCACTCACTAATTATGAAAACATTTAAACGGCAAATTTGAATCAGCAAAGAAGATATAACATGAAAAAGTCAATCACATTTTTATTCTGGTTAGGAATTCAGATAATTATCCTTTTTGGATTGGCATTCTGTTTTACCTGGGTAAATGAATATTTAGCAAAGACCGGAATTTTTGGGGATAAGCCTGCACCAAATAATGATTTTAGACATGATGGGATAGAGTGGGGAATGCGTCACATATATTATTTCTGGTGCTGCCTAATCCTTTGGCTTCTATCATTAATCAGAATTATTATCTGGTTTGAATGGTATTGGGATGAACAAAAAAACAAAAAAGTTTACAAATGAAAAAACTAATCCCCTTTTTACTTTACTTATTTGGAATAATGATCCAATGTATTTTGATAGGGAGCGCACACGCCCAGCTAACAGGTACCAACGGCCAGGGACCGGATTGGAAGCCGAAGAAACATAAGGCGAATTATATGGATACCTGTGTGGGATTGACGAGATGGATGCCCGATGATTCATTTTACTTGCCAACAAGAAGGCCCTTTCATCCAACTCCTGGCAATATATATATTGATAAAAATGTTATTTATGTGTTTGTCAACAACAAATGGGATACTCTCAGACCCCGAAAGGAACTCAAAGGAAAGCAGAACAGTATTCAGCAATGAGCCATTGAAAGTAAAAGATTTCATCCCTCCCATATTTTATAAATTAATCAAATGACATCTCCCCTCAGAACCCTTCTCCCTTCAGCCAGATGGTATCTTTCCCATGGCCTTAACATTGTCGCCTGTGATCAGAACAAAACAGCCATTGTTAAATGGAAGGAATTCCAGTCCCGGATGATTACTATCGATGAATTCAAACATCAGTCCGAATCCCCCAAGGCTGCAGGAATAGCCGTCATCTGTGGCCAGATCTCAGGCAACCTTGAGGTAATTGATATCGATTGCAAGTATGATATTACTGGCACGCTCTATGAAGATCTCAAGGCGCATATCCCGTTCTTTGAGCGGTTATATGTCACTGAAACCAGGTCCAAGGGATATCATCTTTATTATAGATGTGAGGCTATTGATGGCAACCGTAAACTGGCAACCAGGCCATCCACCGATCAGGAGCGCACACTTAACCCTCATCTGAAGTCAGTAACCATCATCGAAACCAGGGGCGAAGCGGGATACGTCATAGGTCCTCCGTCCGATGGATATCGAGTCGTTCAGCGTAACGATATCCCTATCCTTACCTCCGATGAACGTGAGATCATCATCGAGGCCTGCAGGTCATTCAATAGTTACGTGGAACCTGTTGTCATTCCTCTGGAATCCCGGGCAGACTCCAGTAATTACCATCTATCCCCTGGTGACGACTACAACAAGCGTGGAGACGTAATCGCACTCTTGGAATCCCATGGCTGGACTGTAGTCAGGAGGACTGAAGATAAAATCATCCTCAAACGACCTGGAAACTCAGATTCCAAATCGAGCGGGGATTTCCTAATCAGTAAAGGATGGCTGACTATCTTCTCTACAAACACTCCTTTTGAACCACTCAAGGCATATTCTCCCTTTGCTGTTTATGCTGTCCTCGAACATAATGGAGACTTCAGAAACGCTGCCAGGGATCTCGGATCTAAGGGTTTTGGAGAACGCCTGGATAGTAAAAAAAAACTACACTTAGCATCCGACCCAATCGAAACATTTTGGAAGGTAAACGACCGAAAGATTAAAATCCTTAAAACAGCTCTCGAACAGTTCATTTCCCGTTCTGGGTTCAAACTCTACCAATATTCCAGCGATTCGGCTATTTATAAACTGATATTTTTAAAAGACGGGATCGCCGAAGATGCCACCATAGCTGACATAAAGCAGTTCATTAAGAAATACATCGCATCCCTCCCGGATAACTTTGATGGCATTACCCCGAACGCACTACTTGAAGAAGTCTATCAAAAAGTAGAATCCCTATTCAGCAAAAATTTCATGGAAATGCTCGATAAGGTTCAACTTGATTTCCTTAAAGATGACAAACAGACCGCTTATTTTCCCTTCCGGAATGGCATCGTTAAAATCCAGGCTGGCCACGATCCTATATTACTTAACTACGGCGAAGTAAACAAAGTGATCTGGAAAAAACAGATCCGGGATTTCGATATCATCCTCACCGACCAGGGAGACGTAGAGTATCTAAAGTTCATCAACAACGTCATGAGCAACAATCCCGATCGGATTAAATATGCCATATCTCTGATTGGATACCTCCTTCATTCATATAAAGATCCTTCCAGGCCCTTTGCCACTATTCTCGCTGAAGAAACAGACGATGAAAAGAAAGGTGGAGGAACGGGCAAAGGACTCTTTATGAAAGCCATTGGACATATGGTGCCAGTGTTACCCATCGATGGGAAGAACTTCAAAGCTGATAAATCGTTCCTCTGGCAAAGAGCTGGCCTCGATACTAAACTAATCGTTATCGAAGATTGCGAAAAACGGGTCGATTTTGAGAAGTTTTATTCCATCATCACCGAGGGAATAACCATCGAAAAGAAACAAAAAGATGAGCTGTTCATCCCTTTTGAAGATTCGCCAAAGATTGCATTTACTACCAACTACAGTATTGCCCAATCCTCCGGGCATGCCAAACGGAGGCAGAAAGTTATCGAATTTGCACCTCATTATTCGTCCGATTATACCCCGGCCATCGAGTTTAACCGGATCCTTTTCACCGATTGGGATATCCATGAATGGAACCGGTTTTACAATTTCATGGTGGGCTGTTGCCTAATCTACCTGGAGGCTGGAATCATGGAAAATGGGTCATCATTATCCATGCGCAGGAAACATATTAAACTCTCTTTTGGCGAGGAATTTCTGGAATGGTTTGAAGATCTTACGACCGATCATTGGTACCAATTTGGACAAGAATATAATAATTTCCTAGCTACAAACGGAATGGACCGAAAGGATTATTCCTCAAAAAGATTCAAAACTGCAATTAATGAAGCAGATGGAAAATTAGGCTTTAAAATGGAAATGAGGAGAAATCGACAAAATAATAATGCTCATGAGCTCCGAAAAACTAAAATTTAATCATCTGGGACTCGATATTGAGTACACGGGACTCAATTTGTACTCGATTAAACAATTGAAAATCAGTTCGGGACGTAATGTACTTAATAATAATAAATAAATAAATAAATAAATAAATAAATATATAATATAGAGAAGCGAAAAATCGAGTCCATCAAGTCCCACTTTGTAAATCAATGTATTACATAAGTAAAAAATGAGTCCGTATCAAGTCCCATATTAAAACCTTAAAAATCAACGAGTTAACTCAATCCTTAAAGAAATGTTAAAGGAATTATATAAAACTCAGATCATAATCTACCAAAGTCGTAGATTACGGCATAATATCGATCATGGCAGATACTAAATTCAAAGAGGGAAATCCAGGCAGGCCGATGGGATCAAAAAACAAATATCCTTCAACGGTTAAAGAAGCTGTCCTCAATGCATTCCTTAAACTTCAGCAAAGTCCGAAACATAATATCGAGGCCTTTGGGCAACGATACCCACGTGAATTTTACAACATCGCATCCCGGCTGATTCCTACTGAAGTCAGACAGGAGATATCAATCCCTGAAGGAATCAAACTCCAGTTCATCACAGATCCCGGATGTAAACCGATAACTGATGATAACCAAACCGATCCAGGTAACACCGATATTTTGGGCGAACAAAGCGGCTTATGACTCCGGCAAATATGCACGGATCATAAACCAGGGGTCTACCAGGTCCGGCAAAACCTACGGCATCATCCAACTCTTAATCACAATATGCCTCGCTACACGCATTGAGGTGACCGTAGTGAGTCCATCGCTGCCACATCTTAAGAAAGGAGCAATGAAGGATTTTATATCGATTCTGGAGGATTGGGGTATCTACAACGAGCAGTCTCACAACAAGACGGATCAGCGTTATGAATTTTCAAACCATTCATACGTGGAGTTCTTTGGTGCTGATGAACCTGGTAAAGCCAGAGGACCAGGAAGGGATATACTGTTCTGTAATGAGGCTAACCTTCTGAATGAGCCTGTTTACCGCCAACTTGTTCTAAGAACACGGAAAACCACATTTCTTGATTTCAATCCGGCAGATGAATTCAATTTCGTTTATGAAGAGATAGATCGACCTGCATCAAAATTCATCCACTCCACTTATCTCAACAACCTATCAAACCTATCCAAAGCTCAAGTTGAGGAGATTGAGTCCTTACAAGTCGCTGATCAAAACCTATGGAAGGTTTACGGCCTTGGCCTCCGAGGAACATCTTCAGAAACAATATACACTCACTGGAAATTAGCTCCACATCGACCAAACCGAGGTGAGATCATCTTCGGCCAGGATTTCGGTTACAATGTAGCATCTGCCTTGGTATGCGTTGAAATATTTGATAATAAGATTTACGCGGAGCAACTTCTCTACGAAACCAAACTAACGACTAACGATCTGATTGAGCGGTATAAACAACTTGAGGTCCCCAAACACCAGATCATTTACTGCGATGCTGCAGAACCGAAGACAATCGAGGAACTTCAACGTGCCGGCTACAATGCCCAGCCAGCCGACAAAGATGTAACTGAAGGAATCCGGAAAGTAAAAGGGATGCCACTATTCATCACAAAGGATTCAACCGATATGCTCAAAGAAGTGAAGAATTACAAATGGAAACTCGATAAAAACGACAAAGTAACCGATGAGCCGGTGAAGTTCAATGATCATGCCATGGATGCGCTCAGATATGCAGTGTTTACACATCTGGCCGTAGATAAATGGCCGTTCCTGCCGGGGTAAATTAAATATTTATGATGATTATACATCAAATCAATATTTTTATAGAAATTCCTACCAATCGATGCAATTACCGGCATGGCTAAAACAAATCCTGCAGCCTAAAATTACCGATCTTTCTCAGCCCCCAGGAAACTCGACGATTCCGGTTAATAGCTTACCTATCTTCCCGGAAAGGAATATGCAGAACTATATCAATGCTTATTCCACGAATTCAACGGTTTATACGATTGTGAGCCTGATGGCTAAGAAGTTCGCTTATCTGCCGCGGTATGTCTATGAGGTAATGGATGAGGATGCCTCTGAGAAATATGATCAGATCCTGAGATCCAGGAACCCGAATATGCGCGGATTGAAGCTGGAGAAACTGAACGAGAAGGCATACCGGGTATATCGCAAACGAAACACGCTCGAAGAAAGATTCGCCAATGCGGGCAAGGCTGGATATAAACCTGAGGATCCGGTCGATGATAACGGGCTGTCCAAACTTTTGGATAAACCAAACTCATTTCAGGGGCAGGATGCCTATTACCAACTGTTATATACTTACAAGAAACTTACCGGGAACGTCTTTGTATGGCTGAACCGTGGAACCAATAACGATAAAGTAGACGGTGATGCGCGGTATAAACTCCCTATCCTTGAAATGTATGTGATGCCTAGCCAATGGGTGACAGTGAGAGTTGACCGGACGTATATGCTCGGAGAAATAATCGGATATACATTCATGAACAATGGGCAGGCGAATTATCTAGCTAAAGAAGATGTAATTCATTGGAAGGATCCGAATCCGGAATATGGAGGGCTAAGTTATCAGAACCTTTATGGCGTATCTCCCTTGGCTCCAGGGATGAAACTGTTAACCCAGGATTCAGCAGCAAGGGATGCTGCAGTGGCTATGTTCCAGAACGGAGGGACCAAAGGAGTATTGACTCAGGTTCCACCATATACCCAGATGAGTAAAGAGCAGTCTGCGGCTCTGGATGATGCGGTGGATACAAAGATCAATACGCGATCAATGAAAGGAGCAGTGGTGAAACTTGCCGGGCAATGGGAATATCTGGATATGTCTATGAATGCCGTGGATATGGACCTGGTGGATGCATCCGATAAAGTATTCCAGAGGATTGCGAATCTACTTGGCGCGAATCCGCAGCTCTGGGAAACGCAAACGACATTCAATAACGTGGAACAGGCCAGAAGGGATTTGATGACAAATGCTATCCTACCCGATGCGTGCGGATTCAGGGATGAAGAAAACCGGGTATTACTGCAGGCATTCGGACTAAATGAAACTAATATCAAGATTGATATTGATCCCAGCCAGCAGGCAGAACTTCAGGATGATATATCGAAGATGACGACGACCACTATTTCCAATTGGACTTTAACTCCAAATGAGAAGAGGCAAGAGCTTGGTTATGAGGAGATTGAAGATGATACGATGGATGATATATGGATTCCTACAACTTTAACACGCATGAAAGATGCAGCAGTTCAATCAGCAGACCTGGGATCCTACTCTCAGTCTGGATCAGCAAATAACGGTGATAGTGGAGGCGAAGTATCCAATACTGCAGGATGATTGCATGAGGACAAGACTCCTTAAACGGGCAGTACAGCAGGGATATCGCAATCAGATCGAGGCCGCACTCAGGGCTGGACATAAAATCGAGGAATATATACCTAGATATGACTAAACAGGGATATATCAGGAATCAAAAAATCCTTCAAAACCGGCTGATGAATAAATACATCGGACCGGTACAGCGTGCTTTGCAGTCCAATATTCCGGATTATGTGAAGATTGTGGAGGAATACGGTGTTGAGCAGGGATTGAATATCATTCATGGCCGGGCGATGATCAATACTGAGATCGGTAAGGTAGTGGCTTCATTATACCAGGATGCAGCGAGGATGGCTGAGAAAACGTTCCGGATAAGCAAATCGGCTCCGGTGATCAATATGTTCAGTTTCGTGCAATCGGTGATCCGGTATTTCTCAAAATATTTGCTTCAGATGGTGGTATTGCCGATCAGCATGACAACAAAGGATCAGATTGAGCGAATCTTGAAACAGGCAATAAAAGAAGGTTGGGGAGTGGAAAAGACGGTATCAAAGATCAAAGATCCGGACCTGACCAGATATCGCGCACGGATGATCGTCAGGACAGAATCAGTCCGTGCTATGAACTACGCGCAATTAAAAGCTGCCGATAATGCCAAATACCAAACCGAAAAACAGTGGATCGCTATCGAAGATAAAAGAACCAGGGTTAGTCATTCCCATTTCGGGGTGGATGGGGAAAGGCGGGATTTATACGATCAATTCTCAAATGGGCTGCTGTTCCCTGGAGATCCGGACGGACCGCCGGAAGAGACGATCAATTGCCGATGCACGCTTGGCTATTTCCTTAAAACTGACTTAGAGGGGAATTACGTCCCAAAAAATAATTTGACGAATGTTCCGGAACCTACATAAATTTATTTTATGGATTTGATTTATAAGGGAGTTAGCGATTCAGTTCTGGATGTGGACGATAAATCTCGTCGGGTGAAAGTTGCCATATCTGAGGTAGGCTCCAGAGACCTCGATAATGAGATCATTGAACCGGGAGCCTATACCAAAACGATATCGGAACGCGGCCCTGGTGGAGCAAATCTGATCTGGCACCTGACCGATCACTATCCTTCGCTTAAATATGCGGTCGGCAAGTTTGCTTCGCTCAATATGGAGGGAAATAAACTGATCGGAGCGACCGATATCCCCAAAACCACTTGGGGGAATGATATGCTCGAAATGTATAAATCGGGAGTTATAAACCAGCATTCGGTTGGGTTCTCGACCTTGAGATCCGAGATCATGAATCAGGGAGAAAAGGATCAATACCGTGTGTTGAAGGAATTAAAATTATATGAGGGATCGGCTGTGCTGTGGGGAGCAAATCCAAACACTCCAACAATGAGTGTTGGTAAATCAGAAGGGGAACGTAAGACGGCCCTCGACAAGATCCTGAAGGAACTTGAAGTACTCAGGAAATGCTTTAAGAACGGAACATTAACGGACGATACTTTTGAGCTGATTGAGGTGCGCATTCTCCAGCTCGAAACATCTATAAAATCATTATTTGAAGCCACTCATGCCGTACAAAATAGTACACCTGTGCCGGTTAATATTGATGCAGCGAAACTATTTTTACTCATTCAAAACTAATTTAAAATGCCAGATTTAACTATGCAGGAGGTTGCCGACCAAATTAAGGCCAGCAACCAAAAAACATTCGGCGAAGCCGATGTGAGGATAAAAAAACTGGAGGATGAAATCCAGAAGATCACAAATGAAAACAAAGCTGCTCAGGATAAGATCGAGGCTTTGAAAGATGATGCAGCCTCTAAAGGTGCGCTGATCGTAGATCTTCAGAACATCCAGAAAGATTTTAACGCAAAAAATGCCCGCAAAGCACAACAGGCCGGTGAGCTTGTGCGTGGTTTCAAAGGAACTATTGAGGACTGGATCCTCGATAATAAAGACATCCTGATCAAGGCAGCCGATACCGGTCGTATCCCTGAAATGTCGGTGAAGGTGAGCAACGTATCAACAGGATCATTAACCGGAACGGGATCGCCATATACACCGTTTTATTTACCATGGCAGCCAGGTATGGAACCTTTGGGTCAAACCAGGGTTCGCCAGTTTGTTGGTACAGTGATGAGTGATAGCGATACCGTATATTTCCCTGTTGCAAATAACCCTTCAGGAACAGGTTCGTTTGCCAACCAGGCATCGGAAGGTTCTGCAAAGAATCAGATCGACAGAGGATGGTCAATGACCACCGTGAATCTGACAGCGTTTGCAGCTTATATGATTGTGAGCCGTCAGTCACTCAGGAACATTTCATTCCTGCAGACCTGGCTACCAACTTCCATGTTGGAACAGATGCTCGATCAGGAGGATTTGATGTTTGGTAACGCGCTGGTTGCAGCAGCTACAGGATCAACCACCGGGGTGACTGTAGGAACGACTGTAAATGCTGAGTCTATTGTGATCCTGATTAAAAACCAGATCAAGACTAAGCATTATCCAACAGCGGTATTGCTGGATCCGGATGCATGGCAGAAAATATTGCTGACTAAGGCCAGCCCAACAGGTACAGGTAGCATTTATTCACTGCCCAACGTGGTGGCTGTGGATCCTGCCGGAACTGTCCGCATACTTGGAAAACCGTTATATCCTGTTAACTGGCTGACCGGTGGGCGTTGTCTGCTTGGTGATTTCACCAAAGCGGCAATTGTTGAATCAGAAAGTTTGAGCTTCCGTCAAACCGATGCGCATGCATCAACGTTTATTGCAAACCAGATTACGTACCTCATGGAACGTACTGAAGGTATCGCGATATACAGGACTGAAGCCTTCACCACTTGTCTGTTGACAGCAAGTATTTAGTTTTACATTGGTGATATTCATAAAACAAGGGTAGTCCCCGTCATTCCTGGCGGGGATTTTTTTGTATTAAAATATTTCCTATATTCGCTAAGCAAAACCGGTCAATGCTATTTCCTAACCAACAAATTTTAGCCTCACGGTGCCTTAAATGGCAAATCTCCACGTTAGTGTTGATTGGTTTTGCGACCCGTGGGGCAATTTTATTTATACAACCGTCACGATGAACTGGAACATCTTCAAATCAGTCATTTACATCAACCTGGATCACAGGCAAGATAAGAATGAAGATATCCAGAACACGCTCCGGATGAATGGATGCAGTAACTACCAGCGTTCGCCCGGAGTTTTACTCGAGAATAGAATGTTGGGGTTTAACCATGCACAATTAAATGCTTTGAATATTGCTGAAGGACCGGCACTGATCCTCGAGGATGATGTGACGTTCACTAATGTAAATATCATTGAACTTGCGATGCAGGAATTACCGAAGGATTGGGATATCATGTACCTCGGAGCGAATGTAGTTGGGACAGATCTTTGTTCATGGCCAGAGCCGGAATATTACTCTCAATTCCTCAGACGAGTTTCACAGGCATGGACAACGCATGCGGTGGCATACAGCCAGAAAGGTTTGGATTATATTCTCAGCCATTGGACTCCGGGAGATCAGATGTATGATGATTGGCTCCGGTGCAATCTTGAAAAGATGCAGGCATTCATCACATACCCGATGGTGGCCGATCAAAGGAAAGGATATTCAGATATCTGGCAGAGGGATGTCGATTATGGATTCTTTAATAAATGGAGCCAATGATTACACTCGTAACATATGCAACCGGAAATATGAGCATAAGTAGGCAGATATGTGGTACTTCTGCATTGGAATTTGGATGTACCACGATTGCTGGAGATGAGATTGATAAATTTTTCAAAGAAGTAAATCGGGATATATTCTGTTATGCTCGCGGAGCTGGGTATTGGTTATGGAAACCGTATCTAATCCTCGGTGCAATGGATGCATCATGGGATGGTGATTTTATTGTTTACTCCGATGCAGGCGTGCAATTCATTTCAGATGTGAGAAACATCACCGACCGGATGGATGAGGATATTTATTTCTTTTCTAACGGCTGGAATCATGTTCATTGGTGTAAGGCCGATTGTTTCAATACTATCATACCAGGTTTCCCAATTGAAGATAAAAAGCAAGTTCAGGCATCGAATATATTTTTCCGGGTGAATGAGAAAACTAGAGCATTCGTTAAGGAATGGTTATGTTACTGTATGATGCCTGGGCTGATTGATGATTCGCCGAGTAAAACAATGAATCACCCTGAATTTCAGGAGCATCGCCATGATCAGGCCATTCTTACATGCCTGCAGATAAAACATGGATATAAACTCCATTGGTTTCCTTCGACGACAGCACTTCACTTAGATAGAGGATCAGATTTGTATGGACCGATGTTTCTCCACCACCGCAAACGCAATGAGGAATGGTAGAGCCGCATCATCAAAATCAGTTAGAATGGCAGGAGAAGGGTATGGAATATCTCAGGTATGAATATCCGCTATCACCATCTGATATCGTTATTGATCTTGGCAGCTATCAGGGAGAATGGGCAGAGGCAATCAATAACCGTTATGGCTGCCATGTGGTTTGCGTTGAGCCGACACCATATATCAATAGACTTCAAAGCAATGGACGTTTCACTATCATAAACAAAGCAGGATGGCTTTGCGAAGGTGTCAGAAGATTCGGAGGTGCATATTATTATACTTCGGCACATGAACCTGTTCACACATTTGGATATAACGATTACGAATGTTTCGATTTGAATCTATTGCTGGAGCGTTACGATCAGATCGGACTATTGAAAATAAATATTGAGGGTGACGAATATCCGGTCCTCAATCACATTATGCCTCATATGCGGAGAATAAAATTCCTTCAGGTTCAGTTTCATATTGTAAACCAGGATTCTGAATCTGACTGGATGAATATTGTAAAGCAGTTAAAAACTACTCACGATGTGATGTGGTGCAAAAAATTCGTTTGGGAATCATGGAAGCTAAAATAAAACATTCAGCGTGGTGGCCTTGGGGATACCAGGAGCCGTTTGAAACAATATCGATTAGTCCTTTGGAAGAGGCATTGAAAGAACTCGGTGGTGATGTTTGTATTGAGATTGGTTGCGGGAACGGGTATTGGACGAATAAGTTACTTGTCCCAAAGTTTAAACAGGTTTATGCGGTGGATGTGATCGATGTGGTAATGCCTGGTTTCAATTATTTTAAACAGGATTGTTTATGTGGATTCCCGAAATGTGATGCAGCATACTCGTTTGGTGTGTTCTGTCATCTGAAACTCGATGAACAGGCTGCATATCTGAAGGAACTAAGGCCATTACTTAAAGGAAAGGCTCTGATCATGTTTGCTAATTGGGACCGGCATCCGACTCTGACTAATGCCAGTGATGGAGATGCAGGATGGTATTATAACGATCTTTATTTGACTCAGAAGATGTGTGAAGATGCCGGATTCAGTTTCCGCGACTTTGATCCGAATTACAGAGATACAATAGCCATATTAGAATGACGGCTGCATTTTACTATGATATAATATCGAATTGGGAGGCTACAGGTCACTCTGAAACTTTATTTATTTCAGGCAGTAAATCATTAATAGACGAAATCGCATCCACTTTAATATTAATCGGCTATAAAATAAAAGTTAAGTCTATGTATTTTAGTTGGACGTTACAAATTTACAGGCCATGAAATCATTTAGAGAAAAATATAAATCAGACATGACATCCCAGAACGGGGAGAATGGAATCATACAGGAGGTTATAACAAGGATTTGGGATAAACCATTTGCGGAATGTTTCGGGAGAGCAATAGAGTTTGGGGCACCCACCAAACAATATTGTAGTAATATTTTTCCTTTAGGCGAAAAATGGTCAAAATATTATTACGATATATCCCCAAATGAACCGGGTATTACCAAGGTTGAAATAACTCCTGACAATGTAAACTATATTATAAGAGATTGTGAGGTATTATCCATTGATATCGATAATAATGATTATAACGTATGGGCTGCTTATAATGAGAGTCCCGATATTGTAATTATCGAGGTGAATTCTTCTGTTCCTCCACCGATTGAGATGATCCCAACAGGATCCGGATCATCATACATGAGTATGCTGCATCTGGGATTATCTAAAGGTTATTTCCTCCTATGTCATACCGGAAATATGATATTTGTTCTGAATGCTTACCGGCATCTGTTCCCTGAGATAATTGGTGATGGGATATGGAATTTTTCAGAATATTTTAATACTGAATTTTTATGACTATAGAGACTGCCGAAAAAGCATCGATATTATCTACCCAAATAAAAGGATTGGAAGAACTTTTATATCATCTTGAAAAATCTACTATAATAGAAATTGGGGGGAGAAAATTGACAGAAGCCCCACTTACTAACAAGGATGATTGGTACGCATTCCCAATCGGCGTTTTTTTTATTAATGCTAAGAAGGAATTAATGAACGGTGTAAGATTTGAATTAGCTCGCTTAACCCTAGAACTTAATTCTTTATGATGACATTCCTGAATGCCGGTCGAATGGGCAGGCTCTGCAATATGTTATTCTCTGTTGCCGGAACGATTGGCATTGCTACCAAATCAAACCAAAACTTTGGTTTCCCGAAACTCATCAATTGGGATGCAAAGGAAAAGTTTGGATCTACTGAAGATATAGAAGTCTGGAGGCAGTTCGTTAATCCTTTGCCGGATGTGGTTGATGTTCCATTTGAAGAGTATCCATATTTTTGGGGATATCGGGATATCAGGATCGGGCAAGGCAATTGGAACATGAACAGCCATTTTCAGTCTGAGAAATATTTTTCTCATTGCATTGATCTGATCCGTCATTATTTCACGATGTACGAGGAATTAACCTACAACGCAACGGCTCTTCATATCAGACGCGGTGATTATGACAATAACTACCATCCTCACTGCATGTCCGGGTATTACTGGGAAGCCTTGCAACATGTTCCACGTGGAACAGATGTATTTGTTTTCTCAGATGATAACGAGGCCGCAAAGCAAGTGATGAGTGAAGTTGGAATTCATTATGTGCTGATTCAATCGGATTACCTCGAATCATGGAAGATTATGAAACGCTGTAAGCATTTCGTGATAGCGAACTCGTCTTATTCTTTGCTGGCTGCAATTCTCGCTGATCAGCCTGGTAAAACGATTGTGGCTCCAAAGAAATGGTTTGGCGATCATGTGGGGCTGGAAACGGTGGATCTTTATCCTGAAAACTCGATTGTCATATGAGAATCCTCATGGTGATTCACCTATATCTCCCTCGCCATGGAGCCGGAGGCGAAATGTATTGCCACAATTTTGCTAAATACCTCGTAAGCAAAGGCCATGAAATGAGGGTACTTCTGATGGAGTCGAAGCATTACAACATTACCGAAACCTATGAATATGAAGGGGTGACGGTTATCCCTGCCATGGAAGGAATGAATCTTGATCCTCCTATCCGGTGGGCTGATCTGGTTATTACTCATCTGGTATTTGCTAAATGGGCGGTGATGATATGCCGGGCACTCAGAAAACCTTGCCTGTTTATTTCCCATAATACCCATCCTTACGATTGCGTTCAAACTCATCCGGAGGTAGGTGTTGTGTATAATTCCCATGCCATGAAGGAAAAAATCGGCTATGAAAACCGGTCGATTATCCTTCATCCCGTAGTGGATTACAGAAAATGGGATCAGGGAGGACCAACAGGCGACCGGATCACCCTGGTGAACATGAACCGAAACAAAGGAGGTTTGCTGTTCGTAAATATTGCCCGGGCGATGCCTGACAAGAAATTCCTCGGAGTAAAGGGCAGTTATGATCCTCAGATGATCAATGATCTGCCTCCAAACCTCGAGCTAATTGATAATTCTCCGGATATGCTGCCAGTATATGCCAGGACCAGGATCCTTTGCTGCCCATCAAAATATGAATCTTGGGGAATGTGTGCAAGTGAAGCTATGGCCAATGGTATCCCGGTAATTTACCATCCGACCTTTGGATTGTGCGAGAATGTGGGATCAGCAGGAATCCAAGTCCCGGATCAAAATCCGGATTTTGGAACTCCTGAAGATGAGCTGATGGGAGGCGAATCAGATGGCCTTGATCCGGAGGCAAACGTCAAGGTTTGGGTAGATGCCATCCGTAAACTGGATAACAACATAGTTTATACCAATTATAGCCGAAAATCGAGGAAACGGGCGATTGAACTCGATCCGCAAAATGAATTGAAGGCATTCGAGGATTTTATTATAAATTTCCACAATGAAGCCTGAGATCACTGAACCGAAGAAGAAACAGGTAAAACCCATCTCTAAGGTTCATGTTCCCATGCCTAAAAAAGAAATTATAAAAGAAATTCCTAAGAATGACAAACAGCGCAATCCGGCTTGTTGACTGTAGCCTCGATCTTTCATATGTGGCCACGGAGCCGGTATCTCTGGCTGAAGCCAAAACTCAGTTATATGTGGATTTCTCAGATGATGATACGTTTATTACGAGCCTGATTACCCAGGCCAGGATGGCTATAGAATCCTATTGCAATATTTCAATTCTTTATAAAACAGTTACAGCGACACTCAGGAATAATATCGATTATTCGAACATGCCGGATGCTTTAACCTGGATCAGCCGGTGGGATTACGCATTTTATGGATTAACTCCTGCTGGCCAGTGGTTTGAACTCCCTCACGGTCCGGTTCAGGTAGTGTTATCGGTAACATCGATTGATTCAACGGGAGCCATCACTCTTTTGGTTAATAATACCGATTACTGGATCCGGGGAACATCGTTTAAGCAGATCAAGCTAAATACATGGTCCGATCAGATGATTGTGATGTACATGACCGGATATACAACTTGTCCTTATGATCTGAAACTAGCCATACTGAATGAGATTTCATTCAGGTATGAACAGCGTGGTAATACGACAAACCGTTATGCATCCCAGGATGTCGGTGCGTCCGAGGGAGCAAAATATCTTGCAGCTAAATATGTAAGGCCAGTATTATGAGCAGCTATACTCCTGTTTTCAATTATTCGAGGATGCGGTTTTCTGGCCAGCTCCAAAAAAATACTCCCGTTGATGACGGCAATGGTGGACAGGCAGATAATTTCGCCACTATCCTGACAACCAGGTGCTCGCTGGATCAGATATCAGGAACGGAGAATGCCTTGGAAGGAAACCCGATTATTTTCAAAACATACAGGCTTATGTGCCGGTTTCAGAGTGCGATTGTCGTAGATACCGATACCCGCTGGCTAATCAATGGCAACTTTTACTCCATCGTCGATTGTCACCGGGTAGATATGATCCCTCATCTTTATGAAATGACGGTTACAGTAGGACAAATATCAGTACATTGAGTGCAGGCCTTCAAATACAACAGTTTGGTTTCGATGAACTTATATCGAGAATGGAGAAAGCTCCTGAGGCTATCAAAGATCTTTGTAATACTCAGTTAGCAGACGGAATGCAGTCAATAGCAGCCGAAGCAAAACAACGCGCTCCTGTGAGATACGGATTCCTGAAGAATAACATTGTCTCGGAGGCTGATCCGGCAAACCTTACCGCAACGGTGGAATCCCTGGCTGAATATTCAGCATACGTCGAGTTTGGGACCGGAGGCCTTGTCGAAGTGGGACCAGAGGAAGCTGAATATGCGCTCCAGTTCAAAGGATTGAAAGATGTTCCGGGAATGATAGCGAGGCCGTTTTTATTTCCGGCTCTTTACCGAATTGCACCTATTATTGTCGATAAAATCTCAAAATCCCTCAACACGGATATATGATCAACGTCAAACGGGCAGTGAGGACTGCATACTATCAACTCCTGAATGGTCATCTGGCCTATACTCCTCCGGCTGGAGGAGGACCGTTTAATTGCCCGGTATCTGAAAGCGTTGAGAAACTTGTCGACAATTTCGATGCTTACGTAGTGATGACAAACCAGGATAGTCAGCAACAGAACACTAACAACTCATGGTCATCACTTGAACGGATTACTCTCGATATAACTTTCAAAGGAACCAGGGTGGCAAAGGGAGTTGTGGATGGAATTGCTGATCAAATATTTGCCCTGCTATTTACGGCTCCCAATCAGTCTACAAGTCTGCCTATTCAGGCCGGATGTGTTATTCAAAACGTTGTCATCGAGACGGATGGATACATTGCATACAAGCCTGTGAACGCTAATTATATTACCCGGAGGGTCATAGTCCTCGCTCAACTCGTTACTCAGTAAAATATTTCAGAGGTATTGATCGATTGTATTTACATTTAAAAAAAAATACAATTCAATGCCAACTCCTATTCAATCAGTCGTTGTTGCGTTCGAGCTTTCTGCCGATAACGGGGTTACCTGGAAAACAATGGTTTGTACTGCCAGTTTCACCGTTAATGTTCAGACGACTTCGAGCACAACAGACACGCAATGCGGCCGCATTATCGGCCTCGGTCCCACAGCAGCCAGCCCGACCGTTCAGGCCGTGGATGAGCTGTATCCCAATAACTCGCAGGTTTCCTACCAGCAATGTTTGCTCTGGCAGACTGCCAACACTTTGCTGAAGTTCAGGGTGCAGAATCCGTCTTCAGGATCCGTAGGATTTGGGATATATATTACGAGCCAGTGTTATATCACAGATACTACTTTGACTGATACGACTAACGATCCAATTAAGTTCTCCGTGACATTACTTGGCCTTGGAACCGTAAATACCACACCAGGAACATAATGGCAGGATATACAGAAATCAAAATTGGAGGTCAAAAAATTGGCCTTCAGTTTAGCGTTTCCGCACTCCAACTTATTTATGAAAAGTTTCCGGACTGCGGAACAAAACTAGAAGCGGAGCTGCTAATGCAGATCCAGAAGAATGCATATATTCTTTATTGCGCTTAC